GGTTAGAGCAATAACATATACGCCTGACTTTCTTTGCCCTAAACGTGACTGGATTATAGAATGTAAAGGCTATGCTAATGACAGATTCCCACTTAAGTGGAAAATGTTTAAGAAGCTTTTAATGGAAACTAATCCTGATTGCAAACTCTTTGTACCTAAAAATCAAAAACAGGTACTCGAAACTATAGAAATAATTAAAAATTTATGAAATGAATCACATGGAGTCAACCACTCCTGTCCACGAATGGGCAGAGCGGTTAACGCCAGGCGATTTGATTAGAGTATCTTACGGTTCTAGTTCTCATTATATGGGACTATTTAAACAACGTAAGAATAGAGCTAATGGGTGGATACTATATTATTGGGAATTCCCTAATCACTTTTATACCTCTAAGCAAAGAGACTGGTATGGAGAAAGGTTGCAGGAAGGTTTGCCTTCAACCTCTTATATCTACGGATATACTGTTAAAAATAGAATTCATCCTGCAAAGGAATGGGAGCTAGTTACAGAACAGAAAAAATATTACAAAAAACTATTAAAATTTATAAAAAATGAGTATTAAAACTATTGATCGCGACATCCAAGGACAAGAGGGTGTTAAGAAGAAAATAAATAAAGGCGCTGAAAAGCTAGTCTTTGATATTCTTCAAGCTTCTCAATATTCTCAGCCTATCCCATCAACGGTTAGGGAGTTAACTACAAATGCATGTGACTCTCAACGTGAGAAAGAAATGGCTATAGAAATATTGAAAGGGACAAAGAAAGTCGACGACTACTATATAAAGCGGGAAGGAGAAGCTTACGTAGATAGTAACTTTGATCTTTCATATTATAACTTGTCACATTTAAATACAACAGAAACTAAAGTCTATCTTCTATACAAAGAGAATAAAGGGACAGGCTTTTGTGATACATTTACTGTCAAAGACCAAGGTGTTGGTATAGGTGATAGAAGAATGGAAGGAATTCTAGAGCTAGGTTATTCTACGAAAAGAAATACTAGCGAGAATTTTGGCGCATTTGGGCTGGGTGCAAAAGTCGCACTCTCAACAGGCGTTGATTTCTATACTATAGAAACTGTACATAATGGTAGAAAGTTTAAATGTAATTGTTACAACTATAAAACAGATTTTATTATACCTAAGTTTAATTTAGAAACTGGTAAAGAAAATCCTTTTATAATATTTTCAGATGGTACTAAGGTATACTATGAAGAGGTAAATAATTATAACTATACTGAAGTGAGTTTTGGAGTAAAGAGGCACAATCGTTCTCGGTTTCAAGATGCTGTTGAAGAACAATTACTTTATATTGATAATGTCAATTTTACTGTCATCGATGAAGATGGTGATGAGGATGAAAAAAACTTTCATGCTGAAGTATTGCATAACTCTAAGAATCTTATTATTTCTGACAGTTATGTATTTAGTAGACCCCACATTGTAATAGTAAAAGATGAAAACGCTACTACAGGTATTAACTACGGCCATATTAATTTTAGAGAATTAGAGATGGAAGGTTTATGGGGTGCTATTGCATTTAAATGTCCTATGAGACAAGTGATGAGAGATCCAGACACTGGTGAAGAAATTGTTCTTCAAGAGGGTGTGGATGTAACTCCGTCCCGTGAAAAGGTTATATGGAATGAAGCTACTAAGAAGTATGTGCAGGAACTAATTAATCGTGCAGGTATAGAAGCTAGTGAGATTGTTCAGAATGAAATGCAAGAAACTGATGTTGTAGATTGGATGCATAAGTGTAGAACTGTTATGAATGATGCAGGTTCTGATACTGTTCTTGGTAAATTATCAAGTATAGTTGACAAGGATATGCTATCTCCTCATTTTCCTGGTAATACAGATCTTAAATTTGGTCAGTTTAATAAAGTCTTTGGTAAAAAGACAGATATTAAAAAGATTTGGATTGATAAAGATTGGAGTACTAAGAAAGAAACTGTTAAAAGAGAAAAGCTTGAGAATTGGGACAGTTTTGGACATAAGGACCATAATATATATATAAAAGAACTAGAAACTAATTATAGTTGGAAGAAAGATGCATATGCTATCAGAAAACTACAAGAAGGTGAAACTATATATGTTATATCTGAACACGACGGTACTGATACTGAAAGAATTGCTGCAATAGGTGGAATAGTTGATGACACAGACAGACAGAAGCAAATGGATGCTTATACTAAAGAAAAAAATAGAGTAAAAGCTTTATTTGC